TATACTGACGGCGGAAGTAGTGCAAGTTACGGAGCTACTTTGGCGCACGGTGATGTTATTGGTACGGCGTTTGATGCTACAAATGGAACGCTGGAGTTTTTCAAAAACGGCACAAGTCAAGGCACAGCTTTTACTGGCATCTCTGGTACTTATTCGTTTTTTGTCGGGTCTTTCGGTACTGCCCCTACAGGCATTGTCAACTTCGGCCAACGTCCATTTGCGTACACGCCGCCAACAGGATTTAAGTCACTCTGCACAACCAATTTGACGGACCCAACGATTGAAGATCCTTCGACGGCGATGGATGTGGTGACTTACGACGGTAACGGTTCTACACAAACAATTAGTGGTCTCGGTTTTAGCCCTGACCTAGTGTGGATCAAGCAACGTAATACCTCTAGGAACCATCAACTGGTTGATACTGTTCGAGGAGCTACCAAAGATTTAAGGTCAAATACAACTGCAGAAGAAGGAACAACTTCAACCGGATTGACGCAGTTTACTTCTGATGGTTTTACGCTTGGCAGCGATGCTGGCTACAACCAAGGATCGCCAGCAACATATGTCGGCTGGACCTGGGACGGTGGATCTTACCCAACCAACAGTTCCTACAATCAAACGGCTAAGTGGAGTGATGATGCAAGTGGCACTCTTCGGAGTGTTGCAGGAAACACCCACCTTGGTGCGTTTAGTGGTCTTGAGAATTACAACAACACCAAGGAGTGGACTCAAATTGCTGGAGACAACACTTGGACTTTTGCGCCTTCAGGCGGTATTTCTAATGTACAAGGGTTGAAAGTTCTTGTTTTCCCACGACTTGGAACTCTGACAATCAATGTCAACGGTTCTCAAGTTACTACGAACACAGGTAACTCACTAAATACAGTTGACCTGTCGTCAGCCTTTAGCACACCCGGTACACTTAACAACATCACAATTACATCATCTGGCAGCGGTTCTTATTGGGGAATCATTTCTGTTCAGGTAGATACCGGCTCTGGTTATAAGATTCTTGCTGATCCAGGTGTTGACACTAATGGAAGCATTGCTTCAATTACCCGCGCCAATCCGTCTGCTGGGACCTCGATTATTTCTTACAAGGGAACCGGAGCTAATGCCAGCATTGGGCACGGATTGAACGCTGCTCCTGAGTTTTTCTTTGGGCGCAATCTTGATGACACGTCAGGTTCTCTTGATTGGATTGTTTATCACAAATCTCTTGGCAATACAAGCCGCCTCAAGCTTAATACTCCTGGCGGCATAAGCACTAGCTCCACATTTTTCCAAAACACCTCCCCAGACGGTTCTATTATTACAATCGGAACGAGTAACGATATTAATAAATCAGGGGATGACTACATTTTGTACTGCTTTGCACCTATCTCAGGCTATAGCGCGTTTGGTTCGTACACCGGAAACGGTTCGCCTGATGGTCCGTTCATTTATACCGGGTTTAGGCCTGCATTCTTGATAATTAAAAATATTGAAAATGTAACCGAATATTGGTTAATGATGGATTCAACTCGAAGCCCTGTTAATGTAGTAGATGAATTCCTTTATCCAAACGGTGACGGCCAGGAAGGTACACAGTATTTTGAAACCGATTTTCTCTCCAATGGCTTTAAGCTAAGAAATAGTTCAAGAGCCGATAACTATAATAACGATGACTACGTTTACATGGCATGGGCTGAAAATCCATTTAAATATTCTCGTGCCGTCTAATTTAAAACCATAAATATTATGCTTATTCTCGATGGTAAGCCCCTGCAATATGACAGGGCATTTACACATAATGGGATGTCTTACCCAGCTAATTGGCTGCGCTTGACTACTTTGGAAGAAAAGCAAGCCGTTGGCATCACCGAAGTACCTGATCCTGTACGTCAAACCTGGGATCAACGCTTCTACTGGGGTGTCAATAATCCCAAAGACCACACTGGTCTCGTAGACCTGTGGGTCAGCAAAGTCAAAGATATTGCTGGGAGCCTGTTGGCTCCTAGTGATTGGTACGTCACTCGTAACGCTGAAAACGGTGCTGCTATTCCGCAGGACGTTCTTGATCGTCGTGCTGAGATTCGTACCTACAGCAACACCAAAGAAACGGCTATTCGTGCCACGACTACGACAGCAGAACTTGCTGCGTACGTCACCTCTGCAGCTTTCTCTGAATGGGAACCTCCTGCAGTGGTTGAAGAACCCGTTGAAACAACAACTAAAGAACCTGCTAAAGAACCTGCTGAAGAAGTCGTAGTTTTCTCTTCTTCTTCTACAAGCAGCGTTTTTAGTTCATCTGACTCACTTATTTTTGAATGATTATGATCACCCTTATCCGTCCAATTCTTTTTTCGTTCATTAACTCTGATAAAGTCAAGCGTCTTATCGTGGACCTTTTGACAAAATTGGCTGAGCAAACAGACAACACTGTAGATGATGAAGCAGTGAAGTTTATCGAACGCGGTTTGTTCGGTGGAAAGCTGGACTGAACCTCCTGTAATACCGTCCCTGGTGCTCCCTGAAGCCCCTTCAATGCCACCTCCGATACTGGAGGTACCAAAGGCTAATGTACCTAGCTACAAGCCGCTTGTGGTGCCTCCTAACACACTTCGACCGCCACCGGGTGTAGAGGGTGTAAATACAGAGGATGATCCTCCTAAAAAAGAGACTAAACCAGTACCTAAACAACCGAATATACCAAATATAAATATTCCACCTGAAGCTCAGATAGTAGAGATACCGTTTACGGACATTGAAGTCCCGTTACCGACAACTACTATCATGACTACAGCAGCTACAACAGCATTCATTTCTGTTGCCGCCACCCTGTCTGCTACATCTATGTTCAAATACATTGTAATGATACTGAAACCAGTATTTAAACAGACATGGACTCGAATCACGAAAAAAAAGATGGAATCATCAAGTTCATCGTTCTCGTTTGGTCAGCAGGACTCCTCACAGCATCATACGCAGGACTGATGGAAAAGATGGATCCTACTTATGTCGCCAGTATTCTAAGTGGCACTTTAGCAACATTTTCTATTACACGTGAAAAGAAACAATGAAAAAACTTCTTCTCCTTCTTTTTCTCGCTTCACCTGCTGCAGCTCAACAGGTTACTCCTAACTTTACGCAGGGTAGTATGCAATCCACCACGACTACCACTGTAGACATCGATCGTACGATTGACACAAATATCTATGGTGGTGATTACTCATCATGGTCTGGAACAAACGTAACACCCAGCGGAAACATCGCGGACCCGACAACAACCTATGCAGTAACAAACGCGGGGGAGCAGTTTCAATTGGAGATTGTAAATCGAGCAGCAGGTCTGATCGAAGACAGTCTGGTTACCGAAACCATTCAGCAGGTTACAAATACTACCTCCTTGTCGGTCTTCTCGCAGTAACACCTGCTTTTGCAAACGAAGAACCTACAGTCCAAAATACAGCAAACCCCGTGGCAGCAGCTACGGGCAATGTTACAAACCAAGCCGTGCAATTTCAGAACAATGGAGCACCGTCTAGACAATACTTTGGACCGAACAATAGTTGTAATGGATCTACTATGCAATTCTCGCCCTTTTATATGGGCAACGATACTATTCCCTACGAGCATAGCGGTTATGTACGTTCTAATAATTTTGGCGTCCAACTAAATTTTTCAGTACCGCTTGACGGTAGTATGGTTGAACTTTGTAAATCCATTGCACGTAAGCACGAACAAAAAATGCGTCTTGATTACGAACTGGTTCGTGCTCTTAAATGCACTGAAATTATGAAAGCTGGGTTTACGTTTAGACCTAACTCTCGCGTTGAGTTTTTGTGCAACGATGTTGTACCAATTGTTTCAATTAACAATGAAGAAAAAAGCGACTGAAGACCAGTTTAACGAGTTGCATAATCTTGTTACTAAGGAGTTTCTTGCCCGTATTAAATCTGGTGAGGCTACTACTCAAGATTTAAAAGCAGCTTGTGACTGGCTTAAAACAAATGACATCAGTGGTGTCGCCATGGATAGCAATCCATTAGGTAAACTAGCGGCAGTAATGCCTACAGTTGATCCTGAACTTGTACATCGGAGGCTACATGGCTCGAACGTCTAAATATAGCGGTTCTAAATACGCTAACGGTAACTATAAGTCGTATCAAAAAGGGTACGACGCATCTAAATTGCAGATCAAGAAACGAGCTGCACTAAACAAAGAGAATAGAAAACGGGGAACCTATGGCAATGGTGACGGTAAAGATGTTTCACACAGAAAGAATGGTAAAACATTCCTTGAAAA